GGTTTAGCGTTGAGCGTGAATGTGACATCCTTTAGTTTCTGTCGTTGCATAGGTTAACCTCAGTTATCAGCGAAGATGTGGATAGGACGATAGGTTGAACCGTCGCTACATTCGGTGAAGTCATAACGTAAGTTACGCTCCCAGGTTGCTTCCCAATCAACAACAACATCATCAGGAATGTAAGCATTGTTCACCTCAGTATACCACTGCTCTGCAAACTGTGCAGCATCGCGATAGAAACCTTGGTAACGCTCATCACAGTCGGTGATGTAATCAATACCAAGCTCGCTAGCTAATGCATCAACTGCCTCGAAGCCGATAGCTTCACCACAACGCACATACTCTTCGTAATGCTCAACGAATGCAGCTTCGTTATACTCATCAATAAAAGTGAGCATTGCATCTAGATCATAAGACTCATCAATTAGCTCGTCGATCTTCTCAACAGTGGTAGAGTTGAGCATCTCGCGGTAGTTAGAAGTGAGGGTGACAGTCATGTGTGTGTCTCAGTTACATACGTAGTATGGCACGGCGTTGCACCGTTTGCAAGCGGGTGTGTGCTGCTTTGTCATGTGTCTACTATGCATTAGTTGCGCTTATCGGTGCGAGCGAAGAGCGAACGAAGTGAGCGGCGCGAGCAGATATATTTATAATCGGCAGACAGATGTGTTTGTTTTTATGCGCATAAAAGCATATGCACATATAACGATAGTGTTATATACACCCATAGATTATCTCAACACTGAGAATCATTCCCGCTCGCTTCGCTCGCTCCCTCACCGCACATGATGATCGTGATAATCATTATCAACACATGTGTAAAGGAAGCGAGGCGTAGCCGAGCGGCACATATTACGATATTGTGGTACCCCTATGGGGGGTTATAACGGTAGCGTTATATGATATAAGGCTTCAGAAATTTATGGTAAAAATTTAGGACCCCCTTTAACGCCCCCTTAACGCCCCTTTGGCTCGTTAATGGTGTCAGTATACCAAGCAGAGGTAATACGCATCTCAGGGAGCCTTGTAGAGGTCTCTGACGGGGTTTCTGTGTACACTGGAGACATTATTTCATCCTTATGAAGCGTTTCCCACGTCTTAATCGCTTCATCGACCTCGGTTTTTACCCGATTATAAATTAATTTTTGTTCCAACCACACTAGAATACCTAGAAGAAGGTGATCCAACCAAGGAACACCTGTCTTCCAGGCTTTATAGAGTGCTTTAAACTCAGCTAGGTGTAGCTCGGCTACGCCTCGTTTAAGTTTTTGTTCCACATCGCCTCACAAACATTTGGTAATTGCGAATAGAGAATGTCTTGTACTTGTGCTGCTATCTGTGCGTGTTCTTTTTGTGTACCATTAGAGGTACGGAGGTCACAGTAATGCAACCAAGACCTAATTGTACCATTCATGTAGAGTTTAGTTGGTGCTGCCATTGGGAGTACTTCTCTTGCACACTCCTTAGCTACCCCAGCATCAAGGAGATCTTGATAGACCCGATAACAATCACCATAGAGTTTATAGATCTCATAGGATAGATTTCTCTTTACTGTTTCATCTAGATCATCAATACTATTCTGTCGGTTCTTTGTATCTTGTCTACGTAGTTCAGGTACTTGTGCTTGTTTCTCTACCTTAGCGTATCGTTGACTGAACTCCTGGAAGGAGAAGCTACGATGCCTAAGGATCTGTGCTGCTACACTCCTAGTGGTGTCAATAGAGACACACATGTTTACCATTTCAAAGGGCGACCAATGTTGATGATCAATAAGATACTTAATTAGTTTAGCACTAGTCTTAGTGTTTGTTTGATTGGAAGGGTTAGACACCCTAGCCATGTAACTAATTAGATCTTCAGCATCGGGGGTGATGTGGATAAGGTTAACTGTGTGTGTAGTCATTTATTGGTGGTAGGTAAGGTGGTGGTAGTGGTATACTCTCTACATCCTCCCACGCTTCGCTGTGGTCGAGAGGAATAGTACTCAGTAAGTAAAAAGAAAGTAGTTAATAGAATGATCTAAGAGGGAGATCTTTGTCTTTGCTCCTCCTCACTGATCATTAGGAAAAAGGGAAGAATAGAGCTTGTCTCGATTCTTCCCCCGGGGCTTGAGTCCACCCTTCTCTCCCCCCTCTACATGGGTGATGTTCAAACTCCTTGATATGACTTGTGTCTTATTGAGTCTTATTTGTGTCTTAAACCCACGTCGGAATGGAGTTTTTACCACCTCCTCTAGCTTGTCTTTTTTGGTCTAAAGACATACCAAGTACTATATGATTTGTCTCACTTTGTGGGTCGTCCATAAAGGCGGTAAGCATGTCGTTCCATTCTTCACGTTTACGTTCTTTGACTACTTCTTGAGCTGAAATAGCAAGAGCATCTGTGAAGTATTTAACACCTTGTGCTAGGGCGTCTAATCTGTCGTCATGTTTTACGGCACCTTTCTCCCGACACATCCTTGACATCTGGTAGAACAGCATATAAAGGAGTCTAGCTTCGGGTGGGGCTTCCTTATTCGAGTTGTAGTCCCATTCCACCACAGACTTATCAACAATAAGGCGATGTTGATTAAGGACAGGCTCAAGGGTATCAATAATACGGTCTTCTTTTCTGACATTAGCACGTACCTCTTCTACGTCGATACCTTGTTGTGTCTGTTGGAGGTGTTTTTTAAAGAGTTCAGCTACGATACCATCACCAAAGTTAGTCTCAACGACTAGTTTAGTAACGTTATACTTCTTACAACCTTTAAGAATATCTAGAAGTGTAGAGTCGCTATAACCATCCCGGTATGCTCTTACTTCATGTAGGTAAAGAAAACCGTTTCGTTGAGAGATAAAACAAGCTGCTGTTTCATCACTACCTCTACCTGATGGGTCTACGGAGCAGATAGTTTCTTGGTATGGACCCCAATCACCTTGTAACTGCATAGGTGAGTAAAAGTAGTCACCGGGTAGTCCTACGGTTGGGAGTTCTCGGATAACATTACGTGGATCAGAGCACCAAATAACGCTATCGGGTGCTTTAGTAGGATTAACTGCTGTAATAACAAGGTCTTGCATCTTAAGTGGAAACTTCTCAGCATCACTTAAGCTTGTGTCTAGCATAAACTGCAACATGAAGTTGCTACGACCCATTGATGCTTCACGTTCGATAAGGTCTTCATTATCAAAGCGATCAGGGTCAGTAACATCCCAAGCTTCAGCCCCGTTATCAATGTCTTCTTGAAGTTGAGGAGCCAACAGTCCCTCATATTGGGATAGCTTACGAGGATACCTAGAAGGCCAAACAAAAGGTCGGTAGTTACGTTCTGCTAACTTACGATAGATGGTAAAGACGGTTTGAGGTGTACCAAGGTACATAATACGACTGTCATCCTTTGGTGTAAGGATAGATTCAGCTTCCGTACAAAGTTGAAGGAGTTTCTCCCTCATCATTTCGGTCATACTGTTGCCAGGTACCTCAATATCGTCTAGGATCATGAGGTCTGCACGGCTACCAGTTAGCTGACCTGTGATACCAACACTCTTTACGGACGGAGCCTGGTGAGGAGGACAGTTAATATCAAAAGAAATACGAGACCACCGAGCACTATCACTCTTTGGTTGCATATGTGTTAGCCACGGGGTCTCGATAATAAGCTTCTGAAGGAAGATAGACATATTATCAGCACGCTCCTTAGAAGCGGAGATAATCATGATCTTCTTCTCGTTATCTTTAAAGAGCGTCCAAAGAACGAACGCTCCAGTAATCCACGATTTACCTACTCCTCGGAACGCTTGGATCTGTAGACGCTTAGGACCGTATTGAAGGTAGTCAGCAATAGCGTATTGAGCACGTGTGGGGGATGGAAGCTCTAGCTGATCCCATAGGGCTTGAAGGAAAAGTTTAAAATCATCTTTCAAGAGTTCTAATGTATTCATCGTTTCTCCACGTAGCTGGTCCGTTAGGGGTGTTAGGTAAATGTTGTTTAACAGTAAATCCAGTTCTATCCTGGACAAACAATGGGTGTGTTTTAAGGGAGTCGTATTGTATATCAAACCATTGATCTTTCCGTAGCGTCCGCTTTAGTAGATCAATGTATTCGTAGCAATGTTTAACGTAGTTAAGGTAAAAGTCAGGATCAGTTGTGTAATCTTGGTACCATTGAATACGTTCCATGCTTTTTACAATGTCTTTAATAGGACGGTGCATGAACGCAAATTTAACGTTAGGTATAATGTGTGATAGCTCGACGACTGCTTTTAAAAGAAAGGGAGCTTGAACAACCGCATTAGGTGGTAAAGGCAAGCGGTAGTCAAGCTCATCAACGAACACACCTCCAATCTCTTGAGCAAGGATGTAACTAGCGATGCGTGAGCCTGCTCTCTGTGGTCCTGTAACAATGATTGGGGTGGTCATAGGTACAATCTAGCGTAAGGGGGAGTAGAGGGGTGTTAAAGGGCCGTATAGCGGCCAGTACGGGCTTTCCTACGAAGTTGATATGCTGACATAGGTTTAGTAAGCTTAGGAGTTTCAGTTACAGCTGGACCATAACGGCTAACTTCACCTGCCATTACTTGTTGTTCCCGTTCACGTTGAACATCACGCTCCATACGCATACGGATAGCTCCAGCTGTTACACCAGCAACCATAGCAGGAGCAGCAAGTGCGGGTACTTTAGTAGCAGCTAAACCGAGACCACCAGACACAGCTTCTAACCCACCGGCTACAGCTTCAGGTGTAGAAGTAGCTTGTTGTACGGAAGAAATACCCTCAGCTGCTTGAGCAACGTCTAAAGCACCTAGACCAACTGTAACAGCTGCCCCAAAAGGTAGTGCACTGAGAACTGCCTTACCGCCTTTAAAAATAAAAGGAGAGGTATACTGTTGAATAGCAGCTTTAACTTGCTCAGGATTAGCTGAAAGAATATTTCGACGTACAGCCAATTCTTCAGCCGTCATAGCAGTACTATATTCTGATCCGGCAATTTTATTTAACGCTTCCATAAGAGGTTTAGACTCTTCAATAGCTGCTAAACCTTCTTTACGTTGGAGTTCAAACTGAGGAGCCATTAATTGAGCAGCCTCTTTACCAGTACTTACATCATGTGTACCAGTAATTAATTTACTAACAGGAGCTGTAGTATGAGCTTTTGTAGTACTTAATTGCCCAGCTTTTGTAACGCCTAATTCTTGTAATGCTTCTCCTTCGAGTCCCTTCAGCTCATCACCAGACAAGTGCCAAGATCGAAAAAGGCTGAGCAAATTTTCAGGTACGTTACCCCAACGACCAAATGAATCACGTAAAATAGTCCTCGCTTCGCCACGTTCTGCTTGAGACAATTTGCGTAGGGTGTCACCACCAGTACGCTGAGCGAACAAATGATGAATTACATCAGACATCATTTGCTTACGTGATGTAGCAGTACCACGACTACTTTCGTCTAAAAGATTAGCTTCAATACTACGGATAGATTGAACTAATTCTTTTCCGGTAAGGTTTTTAGATCTAGCCATATCTAAAAGCTCACCATAAGCCTCAGGATTAGCGACTAGCTCACCAGAAAAACGGCCAATACGTTTAAATTCAGTTTGACTAACTCTCTCTCCTTTAGCCTTAGAAGCCTTTAAGGTGCTCTCGTAATCATTAATTAGATTTACAGCCCATTCTTCTAGTTGAGCTAGTTCCTTGTCCATTTACTTAATATGCGATAAGATAAGATGTTCTCTAGGTGTAACGCCAAACGTTTGTCTCATCCACGTGAGCCAATTGTTACTGCCTTTAGCCTGATTACACTTCCAACATGAGGGTACAAGATTTGATGTAAGGTCTTCGCCTCCAAAGCAGCGAGGACGAACGTGATCCAAAGTAAGTTCATGTAGTTCATAAATTTCTCCACAATAGACACATTGACAATCAAAGTGCTCTTTAATAGCACGCCTCCAAAGGCGTTTTGCTTCGGGACTTGTCATGGTTATTAGGTTTTGAAGGTAGTGATCAGGACTAGGCAGAAGAGGTGTCATGCTTTTCTAGCTTTACCAACACGTGCACGGTTCTTTGAGGCTTTTTCCAATACGGTAGACCCATCTTTCTTGTGAGATACATCTTTACCATCTCCGTTACCGTAGGTACCACGTTTGCGATTTTCTTTGTTTAGGTTAGAACGCTTTCTGATTTGAAGCTCGGAGGAGTCATACGCCTTTTGGTAAGATTTATAGTTACCATTAGCGTACTTAGGTCCACTGTATTTAGACTTTCGGCCCATAAAGCCTCCGTTGAACAAGTTCAGGATCTACTTTAGGTAATACATTAGCCAGTTTATCAAGAGGGGAGCCCTCAAGAGCTACCCCATTGATATCATTTTTAGCAAGCCAATCACAAGCTGCTTTAAGGTCTTGTGTACTGGCTTCACCACTTTTAATACGTGCAAGGAACTCAGTAGTAACGAGGTTATGTAACTCGTTAAACATATCCTCGCTAGCTTTTTTCTTAGCCATTTCTTAGTACGATTTGGTCTAATTTATTTTCGATGCGAATCATGTGATCCTCCATCTTTTGAAGAGCCACTGAAAGTTCTTGTTTTTGAACGTAGTGTTCAGCAACACGTAGCTCTATCTGATCTACACGTTTATCGACTTCACCGATTTTAGTGTAAAGTCTATTATGGACAGACACAATAGCTGTAAAGAGAGCTATGCCTGCTGCTACTCCTGCTTCAATCATGCTGCTCCATCAACCGAATGAGTTTCTGTGCATAGACTGGATCTGTGGCGTAACCTTCTTTCTTAAGGAGGTATGCACAATCTTCACGAGAGGTGGCTCGGTTGACGCCTTTATAGCCTTTGTAATCTTTGTACCACTGTGTGACAAGGTGATCTACACAGTCGTATGGAGTAGCGAAGTCTTTGAAGGAAGCTTTAATAGTCACAGGACCATTACCATAATCTTCCCAGGTGGTCTTAACAGTACCAGTACCTTTAATACCAAAGAAGTTATTCTTACCGGATAGTGCTGTACCAAATGCACTCTCTAGTGCCCATTGTGCAGCGACTACTTCTGGGAACTTAGCACCGGCTGCCTTAGCTGCAGCTTCAATGCCTTCCCAAGTATTAGTAAATTGTTGAGGAGCTACAGGAGTAGGAAGACGCCACAGCTTTACCCACTCCGCATCATCAGACAAGCCATAAGACCCCAGAAGACGCTCTAGAGCCTCAATGGCTTGCTTTTGATGAGGTAGCCCCTTGTAGTTTTTGATAACATCAAGAAGCTTGATACTCATTTTTGAAATGTATCCTTAATTGATTGAATCTTGTCGTCTTCAGTGCGGTGAGGTTTGATTGCTTCCACACCACGCAGCAGTACTTGTACGATGCTGTTTTCACGCAATTTAGAGGCACCAATAATCTCGGAACCAATAAACAGTGCAAAGAATGCAAGTGCCTCGTAGGACACTTTAATGCCAAGGATGGTAATCATTTGGTTTACCTATAGGTAAGGTGTATCAAGCCCAGGGGATACCTGCAGCTTTAGTAGGAGCAAGCTTTTCAGCAATCTGTGCATCAAGTGCTTCTTCGATTTCAGTGACTTTCTCTTCCGTGAGTTGATCACGCACCCACTGCACTACTGTTTCTTTAGTGAGGGTGGCATAAGGGATGGCAGACTCGATGGGTTCAGGGGCTTCAAAGCCAAGAGACCCATAGGCACCGGCTTGTTCACCATCCTTATAACGAGTAATAGTGTAGTGAACCGTGTAGACAATACCATCGGAGACAGTACGCTCCATGTTAGCGATGTCGATTACGGTGAAAGGAAAATCAATACCAGGGGTAGTCATGATTGTTGTTGTTGTATAGATAAAAGAAAAGGCACCCCGCATTGGAGTGCCTATGTGTAGGTGAGTAGAGAAGGGGACTTAGATGCCTGCCGCAGTTAAACGAGCCTCAAGACTTTCGATCTTGGCAACAGCTTCCTGCAACGCAGCAGTCAGCAGCGGCACCAACTTGGATTGGTCGATGCCTTGGTATTC